ACAAATAAAATAACAAGGCCTATTATTTTAAATGATCTTGTTAGAATAGTTAGGGATAATCCTGAAATTATAAATGATGAAGAAACTATTAAAGAAATGTTAGTTTTTGTAAAAAATGAAGTTGGAAGACCAGAAGCTCAAATTGGTTTCCATGATGATAGAGTAATGGCTTTAGCAATTGCTCATCATGCAATTAGCCAAATAGTTTTTGATAGAGAACCAATAATAACACCATTTGATAGTTTTTTTGATGAATTTAATGAAAAACAAAATGATTATGGAGAAACAATAAAAATAATATAGGAGGGATAGAATGAAAAAGAAAGTATTTAGAGAAAGATACTATGGCAAACACATTGGAAATTTCAAAGTGTTAAGTGAAGAAAAAATGAAAGAAACTAAAGCAGAGGTCGTTGAAATTAAACCAAATAAGAAATCTAAAAAAGGTGATAAATAATGGAAACAATAATTACATGCACTATATTTGGTGTTTTTATTTTGTTTGCATATACATTAGGTTTAAAAAATGGACAAAAGATAGTAAAACAAGAACAAATTGAATTACCTAGTGTTGTTAAACCAATCCAAGATGCATTTGCTGCAAGAAAAGAAAAAAAAGTATTAAGTGAATATCAAAAACTTTTTGATAATATTGATAACTACGATAAACCAGGGTACAGCCAGAAGGATGTGAAAATAAATGAATAGTGATATTAATTCAATTGAAAAAATAGAAGAAACAGATTTATGGCAATTATATCAAAGAGGTGTAACTTACAATAAGACAGTCAATCTTTATGAAAAAACAAATAAATGTTGGAGATTTTATCATGGTAATCAATGGCAAGGTTTAAAAAGTGATAGTATTGAACCTGTAACATATCCGATAATTGAACCTATAGTAAATTATAAAGTAGCTACTATTAATCAAAATTTATGGGGAATACATTATTCAAGTGAAAATTTTGATAATCTAGATACAAGAGAAATATTTAAAAATGCTTGTGAATTATTGAACAAAAGAATTGCTAGAGTTTGGGAAAGAGACCAAATGGATTACAAAATACGACTTGTATCAAGAGATAGTGCAGTAGTAAGCGAAGGAGTAATTTATGTTAGATATGATGAAGAAACTCAAGATCCAACAAATGAGTTATTAGATAACACTGATATATGTTATGGAAATGAAAATTCAAGTGATATTCAAAGTCAACCATATATTATAATTAAACTTCGTAGACCAGTAACTCAAGTCAGAGAAATGGCATTAAATGAAGGTGTTAGTGAATTAGAGACTGAACTTATAGTTGGTGATCAAGATTATAATGAACAGGCTGGAGATAATGCTGTGAGAGAAGTTAATGACATGGTAACTGTACTTATAAAATTATACAAGAAAGATGGAACTGTTCATTTTGAAAAGGCGACTAAATATTTAACAATTCAAAAAGAAGAAGATACCGGTTTAAAATTGTATCCATTGGAACATATGATTTGGAAAGAGGTTAAAGGGTATTCAAGAGGTGTTGGTGAAGTAGAACATACTATACCAATACAATTAGAAATTAATAAAACGTTAATGAGAAGATGTTTAATTGTTAAAATGTTTGCATATCCAAAAGCAGTTGTAAACACAAAGATAATCAAAAATCATAAAGATGCAGATAAAGTTGGAGTTACATTAAGAGCAGAAGATATGACTGCAGATGATGTAAGAAAAGCTTTTTCTTATACAACACCTGCAAATATGTCTAATGATGTAAATGTATTGCAAAATGAAATGATAACAAAAACTAGAGAATTAAAGAATGCAAGTGAATTAGCTACAGGTAATGTAAATCCAGAAAATGCATCAGGTAGAGCAATATTAGCAGTTCAACAAGCGAGCAATTTACCATTAAATGAACACACATTAGCAATTAAAACATTTATCGAAAATTTAGGTAAAATATATTTAGATATGTGGACTACATATGCAGATGAAGGTTTAAATATTATATCTGAAACTAAAAAAGATGGAAAATTAATTGAAGAAATAAAGAATATAGCTAAAAATGTATTAGAACAATTAAAAGCATCTTGTAAAGTTGATATAACACCTAAGAGTCCATATGATAAGATGGCAGTAGAGCAAAGTTTAGAAAATTTATTAAGTAATAATTTAATTACTCTAGAAGAATATACAAATGCTTTAGATGATGATAGCGTCATGCCAAAACAAAAATTGGAAGATATTTTAAAGGTAAGACAAGAAAAAGAGGCACAAATTCAACAAGAAAAACTTAAAGCCAACAATATGATAAATAATGCAAGAAAAGTTATGGATATTGCAGATCAAATGAATGAAATACAAGCTACAGGAATGTAGTTTTTATTTTGCACTACTTTATAGGTAGTGCGCTGGTGGTATAGTCAATCTGGCTGGATAACCCTGTGTGGGTCCACTCGAGTATACCTTTAGCGCAGTGCTTATAAAATAGCACTCCTTACATCAGGAAGATGGAATCTATAGTCGACGGACTTAAACTGGAGGAAAAAATGGAAAAAGAAGAACTGTTAGAACAAACTAACGACACTGAAAATGTAGAAACACAAACTACAGAAGAAAATGTGGATGGTATAGAAATAACTGATACCTCTGAATCAATTGAGATAATTGAGGAAGAAAAAAAAGAAGTTAAAACATTGAAAGAACTTTTAGAAAACAATCCTGAATATCAAGAAGAATTTAATACTATGATTAAAACTAGACTTGGTAGACAAGAGAGAGTACACAAAGAAGAACTTTCAAAATACAAAAATGTAGAAAATATATTGAATGCTGGACTTAATACGAAATCTATTGAGGAAGCAGAAACTACATTGAGAAATTATTATAAGGAACAGGGAGTTGATTTACCTGAACCTGTACAACAAGGTTTGAGTGAAGAAGAATTACAAACATTAGGACAAGCTGATGCGAACAGAATTATTGCTTCTGGATTAGATGAAGCAGAAATAGAAGCTAATAATCTTGCTAAAAAAGGGCATCAAAATTGGAATGCTAGAGAGCAAGCTATGTTTGAAAAATTAGCAAGTACTTTAAAGTACGAAAAACAAAAAAAAGAACTTAAATCAATAGGAGTTGATACAAAATTATTAGACTCTAAAGAATTTAAGGACTTCGCTGAACAATTCAATCCTAATACAGATATAAAAAATATCTATAATTTGTATTCAAAAACTGAACCTAAAAAACCTTTGACTAAATTAGGGAGTATGAAAAATAATATTCCTGAAAAAGTTGAAAAAAAATATTCATCAGATGAAATTGACGCACTTTCTTTAGAAGAGCTAGATAATGATGAAATATGGGAAGCTGTTAGAAGGTCCATGACAGGACAAGTTTAAAAAGAAGGGAATGATTATTAATGGATACAGCAAAACAAACAATTTGGCATAAAGCCTACGAAAGAGCCTTAAAAACAATTACTTCATTAAGAAACCATTGTGATTTTAAATACGATAAAGATGCAACCAATGCAAATAAAGTTATAATTTTAAATGCAGTTAGACCAACTGTAAAGAAATATACACCAGGAGAAAAAATTGAGAGAGAAGCAGTATCTGCTACATCTCAAGAATTATTAATTGATCAATTTCATTATTTCAATATTGGTATTGACGACATTGTTAAAGCTCAAACAGTACCAGGAGCATTAGAATCTTCAGCAGAAGAAGGTGCATTAGCATTATCTGAAAAAGGTGATGAATATGTTGCTACTATTGTAAAAGATGGTGTAACTGATGGTACTATTCATGCAACTCCTTCAGCTAAAGCAACAAAAAGTAATGCTCTTGAATTAGTAGAAGATGGATTCGAAGTATTATATGGAAATAATTGTAAAGTTCAAGAAGAATATTGGCTAGAAATTGCGCCATCTTTTCATAAAGTATTTAGACCAGCATTAACAGAAGTTTTAACTAATAATGTTGATATGGCTAAAAAAGGTGTAGTAGGTAGATATGGAAATGCATTAGTAACTATTGAAAATATGTTACCATCAGATGATACTGATGTATACAACATTTTAAGAACTAAACATGCTATTGCTTTCGTTGAACAAATAAGAAAAACAAAAACTTATGAACCAGAAGATGGATTTGAACAAGCAATTAAAGCTTTATATGCATTTGGTGCAAAATTAGTTAGAGAAAAAGAAATTGTAGTAATTAAAACTCAAAAGGCTTAATTATAGAGAGGTTAGAACCTCTCTTTTATCATAGGAAAGGAAATAATTAGTGGTTCGATTCCACTGCCTATGTCCAATAGAAAAATAGGAGGAAGAAATGGAAAAACTAGAATATTACACAATAGAGCCAAATTTAAAACAAATATATGGAAAGAAAGTGACTAAAGATACTATATTTGATGAACAAACAGAAGATGGAACGATTACACAACATTTTGAAAATTTAACACTTACTACTAATATTAAAAAGGAGTCGTCATCAGGACAATTTAATTATCTTGAAGAATCAAAAATAAGTGTTACGGTACCAGAAAATACAATTCTTATATGGAGTGAAGAAGAAGGATTTATAATTCCAGAAATAAGAATGACAACTTTAGAAGATTTAAAGAAAGAAATTAATGATATACAAGAAATATATAATAGTTCCGAAGATTAGAGGTGAAAATTTATGACACTTAAAGAGCAAAAAATAAAAATATTATCTTTAATTGAAGAAGTAAATCCAAAAAGTGAATATTTGACTGATGATCCTGATATATCAGCAAAAATAAACTCAGTAATAAATCAGATTCAAGATGAATTAGCAAGATTAAAAAAAATACCTGCTAAGTATGAATATGATACTACTGAAAATAAAACTCTTTTAATAAAGGATATTCCGAATTGCTATCAATTGAATAAACTTACTACTTCTAAATATGAGTTAATAGGAGATATGGAAATAAAGTTTGATGATGATATGGAAGAGAAAGTTACAATCTATTATTACAAGTATCCAAGCCTTATTAATGTAATAATAACTGCGGATGAAAATGAAAGTGAAGAAGAAGCAAGTAAACGCATAGATGAGGAATATAAGTTTGAATTAGCACAAGAGGTATTAGAAATAATGCCATATGGTGTTGCTGCTGATTTATTAAAAAATGATATGATTAGTAATTATGGAAAATATTATTACGAAAGATATAATGAGATGAAGCAAATGATTGATCCTAGACAAACTTCAGGAATAATTATTGCTGAAGGGGGGATAGATATTTAATGGCACTAGATAATATTATTACAAGAAAGTATGCTAATTTTACAGGTGTAGATTTCTCTAATAGTGAAGTTAAATCTTATAGAAGCCCTTATGCTTTAAATATGTTTAAAAATTATGATGATAGCAATGGTGCTTGTATTGAGACAAGACCAGGAATGAAATTTATGGCCATGTTTGATAATCAAATATATGGCCTCTTTTTTTATAAAGTTATTGATTATATACATGTTTTATTACATGTTGGAACAAAATTACTTGAATGGGAAAATTTTCCTAAAACACCAGTAATAACTAAAGAATTATATACAGGATTAAATCCTAAGAAATCATCTCATTTTACTTGGAATAATAATTTCTTTTTTATGGATGGTATTAATTATTTAGAATTTGATGGTGTAGAATGCAAAGAAGTTGTACCAACGATTCCTATTACTTCAATAGGAAAAAAACCAACTGGGGAAGTTATTAATGATGATTATGATACAAATTATCAACCTGTAAATGTATTGACTCCCAAAAGAAAAAATGGGTTTGTTGCTGACGGAATATCTACAGAGTATTTTTTAGATACTATAGATTTAGATCCTGCAAGTAAATTTTTAGTTCAAGCAACAGTAGATGGAGAAACTAAAATAGAAAGTGTGGATTTTACTGTAGATAGAGTAAATGGTAAGGTAACATTTAAAGTAGCTC